ACTGTGATGAGTACCGCTACCAAGCGAGACCCAAAGAAGTGGGCTGCGGCCAAGGCTAGGGCAAAGGCAAAGATGGGCGGCAAACACTCTGCCCGTGCCATGCAGCTTGCTGTCAAATACTACAAGGACTCTGGCGGCACATACTCAGGCAAGAAGAAGTCCTCTAACAAGCTATCGAAATGGTCGAAGCAGAAATGGAGGACAAAAAGTGGAAAGAACTCGACCTTGGGTTCTAAGGCTACAGGCGAGCGTTATCTCCCAGAGAAGGCGATTAAGTCTCTCTCGTCCAAAGAGTATGCCGCCACCAGCCGAGCAAAGCGCAAGGGGACAAAGGCCGGTAAACAGTTCGTCAAACAACCCAAGAGGATTGCAAAGAAGACAGCCAAGTTCCGCAAGTAATGTGTCATCGCAGGGTCAAGAAGGCCCACCTGAAGCACAGGAAAACGGCAGTCTCGGAACAAGGGCGGCTGACAAAGGTAAGGCGGATTAGGGAGCGGCGCGAAGAAACTGAGTACGCGCTAGAGAGTATGAGAGAATGGCTACAAGCGGAACAGCTACGTTCAATCTTGATATCAATGAAATCATAGAAGAAGCATATGAGCGCGCCGGTCTTGGGCGCGCTTTTTCTGGTAATGACTACCGGACAGCAAGGCGTAGCCTCAACCTGCTTGGTCAGGACTTTGCCAACAGGGGTATCAACCTGTGGACCATTGAAGACACTACTCTGTCTCTCACATCAGGAACCGCGAGCTACACACTGCCCGCCGACACTGTAAGCATCCTTGACCACTCAATAAGAACTGGAACGGGAACTTCGCAGAGTGACTTGACCATTACTCGCATGAGCCTTGGTGAATATGCCGGTATCTCCAGCAAGAACACGCAGGGTCGCCCGGTCAAGATTTACATCGAACGTCTGCGTGACGCCCCACAGATTACTGTGTGGCCTGTGCCGGACAACAATACATATACGCTGGTCTACTACCGCATCCGTCGGATTGAGGATTCTGCGGCAGGGGCAAACAATCAGTACGACGCCCCTACCCGCTTCCTGCCAGCAATCATATCAGGTCTTGCATATCAGCTTGCCCTGAAGAACCCCTCGGTCACTGACCGCATAACCCTCCTCAAGCAGGTCTACGAGGAGGATTTTAATCTGGCGGCGACGGAAGACCGTGACCGCTCTGACTTTAGAATAGTCCCAGCCCTATAGGAGAGAGTTATGCCGGGAATGAAAATGGTTATGAAGAACGGGAAGAAGGTTCCCGACTTTGCCGCCGACGGTAAGGGTCCAAACGACATGGCCAAGTTGAAGAGGGGTGGCCCCGCCAAGAAGGCCGCCGCTAAGAAGGCCGCCGCCAAGAAGAAGAAAGCCCCGACCAAGGGCAAGAAGAAGATGGCCTACGGTGGTGCTGCTAAAAAGCCGATGGGCATGATGTATGGCGGCAAGCCCGTCTACAAGTCTCGGATGAACTAATGGGTGCGTTCGCCAGAGGGAAGCATTCAGTTGCCCTCTGCGACCGGTGTGGGCAGAGGTATCCCTATGAGAAACTTAAACCTCAGATTGAGAACCGCCGCCAAAACGGTATGCGCGTCTGTCCAACTTGCTTGGATGATGACCACCCACAGCTTCAGCTTGGCAATCAAAAAGTTCACGACCCGCAAGCACTAAGGCATCCCCGTCCCGACAGGACGGAGCCAGCTAGTAACACGGCGGACTTTCTGACGCGCTACCCGCATACCGCAGGGACTAGGTCATAATGAACTACACGAACCTCGTTAGAGACATCAAACGCTTCATGGAAGACGACGGCACGGAGTTCTCCGATGCCATTGACACCTTCATTGACATCACCGAACTGAAGCTGTCGCGGGAACTAAAAATCCCGGCGTTCCGTCGCAGGGCTACGTCCGCACTAACGGCAAACGACCCATTCCTCACCATGCCGACAGACATGGTCTCCCTTGAAAATCTACACCTCATAGAAAGTAACTCCCGCACTCTGCTGCTTCTGAGGTCTGACGAGTTCATGATGGAGTACTGGCCTGACAGAACCGCCACAGGTTCCCCGCGCTACTATTCCTATTTCGATGACGACACCCTGTATGTGGCCCCGACGCCACCTAGCAACATCTCTGTGGAGATTAGCTACCGCCGTCGCTTGCCAGCTCTGTCATCGTCCAACCTTACCAACTGGCTTACTGACAATGCCAGTGACGCATTGCTGTACGGCTCCCTTGTCGAGGCCGCAGCTTTCAACCGGAACTACGCATTACAGGAACGCTACCTTGGAATGTACCAGAACGCGGTCCAGCAGATTGCACAGGAGCAACAGGTGCGTAACTCCATCGACAATTTCTACCAACGCAACGAGGGTTAAGACATGGCAACGAGTAACGCCGCAACCACATACCTTGAGAACAAGCTACTCAGCTTGATTTTCAAGAACAACGCCGGGAGCTTTTCGTCTCCGGGTGACAGCATCTATGTAGGACTGGCCACCGCAGCTTCTAATGCGGATGCGGAAGCCGGAACAGTGACCGAGGCCACCTTTGGCGCATACGCACGACAGCAGGTCACGGCAGCAAACTGGACCCTGACATCTTCATCTCAGGACCAGCAGACCGTAACCAATGCAGCGGCCATTGAGTTCCCGGCATCGACCGGCACGGACAACACCATTACTCATGCGTTTCTTGTGGATGCGGCATCGTCTGGCAACATCCTTTTTGTCGGTGTGCTGGACAACGACAAGACGATTGAGACCGGTGACATCTTCCGGTTCAACGCAAGCAACCTCACGATTGAGTTGAAGTAAAATGGCGCTGGTTCTGAAGGACCGGGTCAAGGAAACCTCAACCACTACAGGCACCGGAACTTATACCCTCGCTGGTGCCATTACTGGTTTCGAGGCTTTCTCCGAGGTCGGGAACGGGAACACGACATACTACGCTTGCACTGACGGTACAGATTTTGAGATTGGCATTGGAACCTACACGGCATCCGGCACGACGCTGGCTAGAACCACCATCCTACAGAGTTCTAACAGCGACAATGCGGTTAGCTGGAGTGCTGGGACAAAAACTCTTTTCTGCACCCTTCCAGCCGAGAAGATGATTTTCAATGACGCTAACAACAACATCCAAGGCTTCACGGACAACAGTCTAGCCTTCGCGATTGCTCTGGGGTGACACATGGCTAACGCATTCAAACTGAAAACGGACACAGGGGTAGGGACTAGCCTTGCCACTGTTTACACATGCCCGTCATCCACAGAGACAACCATTATTGGACTGACTGTCGCGAACATCACAACCAGTCAGATTGAGGTTGATGTCCAACTCGTGAACAACGACGGCGACAACGTCTACCTTATTCTTAACGCTCCTGTCCCCGCCGGGTCTTCTCTGGTGGTTGTCGGCGGTGAGCAGAAGGTTGTTATGGAGGAGAGCGACATCCTGAAGGTTGCGTCCAACGCTGCAAGCAGCGCGGACGTAGCTCTGTCTATTCTGGAGATTGCCTAATGGCGTATATCGGCGCAGGGATTACCCGCTTCAACACCGCTGACGGCCTGACCGTCAAAGGCACCGCAGAGTTCACGGACACCGTTGTTCTGGGCGACAGCGATGAACTGCGGTTTGGCGAGAGCGCCGACCTGAAGATTTACCACGACGCCAGCAACAGCTATATCCAAGACGCCGGGACCGGCGCTCTCATTCTCCGGTCAAACAGCTTCCAAGCAAAAAGCGCAGACAACACCACCACGATGTTTACTGGTGCGGAGTCTGGCGCGGTGGAACTCTACCACAACAACGTCAAGCGCATTGAGACGACGGGTAGTGGAGCGACTGTTACCGGGGGTCTTGGGGTAACTGGCTCAGTTACAGCAGATGGGCTGACGGTTGAATCTTCCACTGGCGGCGTTCTGACATTAAAAACAACTGATACTGGCGGGCTAACCGGAGATGATGTTGGAAGCATTGATTTCTATAATTCTGACATAAGCACTGGTTCGACTGGTGTCCAAGCTAGAATTTTAGCGGAACAAGACAGCAACGGTGACAGCACTGCCATTCAGTTTTACACAGGATTTTCTACTGGTAGCGGCTCTCCAACATTACGGAAACGTCAGAATGTCGCATCTAACGGCGACATCAGCTTCTACGACAACACCGGCACGACGCAGGGTCTGTTCTGGGATGCCTCGACACAGCGTTTGGGGATTAACACTACAAACCCTGTAAAAGCCCTTCATGTCGATGGCGGTGCATCTTCAATAGCGGCTCGTTTTTCTTACAACGGTTCTATTTCATATATCCAATTTCAAAATGATACACTCAACAACGGATATATTGGCTACGACAACTCAGGCAATCTTGAACTTTGGACTGCCGGAAGCGAAAAAGTCACCATCACATCGGGCGGTCTCGTCGGCATCGGGACGAATTCGCCTGACACAATGCTGCATTTGACAGACACTACAGCAAACGATGGGCCTGTCATTCGCATTGAGGGCAACGCACAAAATGCTGCTGACCAACTTATAGGCGGTGTTGAATGGGAAAACAGAGACACTTCTGGCGATGGCCCAACAGTGACTGGCGCTATTCGCCATTATTCAGCAAATAGCAGCGGTTCTGGTGGGTACACTACTTTTCACACGCATGACGGCACTGAAGGCGGTGAAGGCTCTGACGCTGTAGAACGCCTCCGCATAACATCGGACGGCAACGTCGGCATCGGCACTGCGGCACCGTCTTACCCTATGGAATTGTCATCATCGTCTGGTGCTGGCACACAATTCGGTATTACATACGCCCCCAACAGCGTGACGCTTTTGGCTCGTGCAGGTGGCGCAGATGCAAATATTGGCACCGTAGGCTCACATCCGCTGCTACTGAAGACTGGCAACACAGAACGTATGCGTATTGACAGCAGCGGCAACGTGGGCATCGGGACGAGTTCGCCTACAATCGCTTCGTCCGGCGGCGGCGTGCATATTCAGGACGGCACACAGGCTGCACTGCGGCTTGACCATTATCTAAACGGCGGCTTTGAGGTTCAGTCGTCAAGTGGCAACTTGAAGTTCTATTCCACTGCTGCGTCAGCAGAACGTATGCGTATCCACAGCAGCGGCGCTTTACTCGTCGGTAAAACTAGCACAACCACTACAGCAGAAGGTGCAATACTTCAGGCTGCTGGGCTTCAGAGTTTCACTAGGGCTGCCGACGTGGTTCTAAGAATACGGCGCAACACCAATGATGGTACGCTCATTCAATTCTTACAGGATTCTAGTGTAGAGGGCACCATTACTGTGTCCGGCAGCACTGTATCCTATAACGGCGGCCACCTCTCACGTTGGTCGCAGCTTGCTGACAACACCAAAGACACGAGCATCGTCAAAGGCACAGTGATGACCAACCTCGACCAGATGGCGGTGTGGCATCACGAGGCGCAGCCAGCTACCTATTACGAAGAAGGCGACGAATTGCCAGAAGGCGTGTCGGTTGGCGATGAAAAGACACCGGCTGTTGCGGCCTATGACGAAGACAACGAACAGCTTAACTGTATGGCCGTGTCATCTGTCGAGGGTGACGCAAACGTGGCTGGCGTGTTCGTCAACTGGGACGATGATGACGAGGACTTCACCGCCGACATGAACATCGCAATGACCGGCGATATGGTCATCCGCATTGCCAGCGGCACGACTGTAGCACGAGGCGACTTGCTGATGTCTGCCGGTGATGGCACAGCAAAGCCGCAAGGCGACGACATTGTTCACAGCAAGACTATTGCGAAGGTGACCAGCACAAATGTTTCACACACCTACGACGACAGCAGCTACCTCGTGCCGTGCGTATTGATGGCTTGCTAAAGGAGTAAACAATGACCCGCGCAAGAGACATTGCTGACCGCAACGTAGACTCCACTACGATTGACGGCGTGGACAGCACACAGCTTCTGCGCTCGGATGTTGCTGACACCAAGACGGCGGGCGACCTGTCCTTTGCGGATAGCGTGAAGGCGCAGTTTGGTGCTGGGTCGGACTTGCAGATTTATCATGATGGGTCGTCAAGCTATGTCAAAGACAACGGCAGCGGAAACCTCGTCATAGACACGAATGGTGCGGGTACATACCTGATGCACGGTTCAGAAATTATGGCATCGTTTGTCGCTGATGGCGCAGTTGGCCTGAGACATGACAACAGCGAAAAACTCGCCACCACCTCCTCCGGCATCGACGTAACCGGAAATGCTAAACTGTCAGGCACTGGCAGCA